AGAGAGCGAGGCGCGGGGAATTACTCGCGAGCGCGCTAAAGATTTAGGCTATAGGACATTCCGAATATTAAAAGAAAAGGAGGAATTAGACGCGGGGGAAATTATGTGCCCCAACTATACGCATGGCGTACAGTGCGCCAAGTGTGGTCTATGCGCTGGCACTAGTCGCGGGAGTAAAGATATCGCAATAAGGGGACACGGCGCGCCAAATAAGCTCGCTGTGTTTAAATCGTAAATCAAAAAGGAACCAATGATAAACATGATAAAGGAATTTGATATATTGGACGCGTTAATATTAGCCGCTGTCGCTGGCTATGTATGGCAGCAGCAGCGCAAGCAAAAGCAAGCGGAAGCGCGTAACAGTTTAACGCGCAAGCTAACACTAAAAGAAAAATTGTATCACAAGCGCAAAATTAATAAGTTAAACAACGTAAACGGGAGCGAATAAAATGGAAGAATTTGACAGCGCTTTAGAACAAGATCAATACGCGTATTATATGGCAACGCGTAGCATAAGCGCGGAAGCGCGCAGCGCGGAAAATCAGGACCGATACGCGGACCGATATTGTAAAGGATGCAGAACACTTGTAGAGGATGGACCCTACGACTATTGCGTAGCTTGTGACATTTAACCAAGGGGTAATAAAATGACTACTCTAAAAAATACGCCAACACCAGATTTTGAATTTCAATTAGCCGATAATGAGGGAAACGAAATTGAAGTAACTGCTACTCTTCATGATTCTTATGATGGATGCGACAAGGACGTTAGACAGGGGGGACCGTATTGTCAGTTTGTTTTTGTAGAAAATGGATCTCGATTTGAACGTGAGGTATCCGTTGAAGATTTTTGGACGGAAGATGACGCAATTTTTCAAGCAAATCAAATTTTAAGTTGGGAACATCTTGCTAATATGGAAGATATTGCGAGGGATTGGTAAATAAAAATGACTACTTTAAAAAATACGCCAACATGGAACACAGCAGCGCGCATATTTATAGAAAACATAGAACACGGGGACAGCGAAACGGTAAAGGATGGATCTAAGGCGGAATTGTTACGCGCTGGCGCGCTGGCGGACTGCTGGAACTATGTATTGAATAGTCATAAAGACGTTATGACTGAAATATTAAAAACAGATAAAACACTAAGCGCGATGTACGAAAGCGCGAGGGAGGAAGCGCAATGAAATTTGATATAATACCAGCGGATGAAAATAAACCTATTGAAAGTATGGAGGTTGACGGCTCGGTGTCTGTGGAATTAAAAGCGCTTCAAGGCGCTGTCGGCGGACACATACAGGTAGTAACTGTTACTATTGACGGGGAAGCGCGTCAATTAATCGTAGATGAGGAAGGGTTATTGAAGGGGAAGGATATAAACGGACGCATAAACTCCTTAATAGAAGATCAAGGTCTATCAATAGTCGGGGACGCTGTATTGATTACGGAAGGGGAATTGCAATGAACGAACAGCAAGCGCCAGATTTTGAGCGCACAAAAATAGGAGTCGATTTATTTAGGTCCGAACTTGATGGATATTCACACCATGACATACAAACTAATCAAGGTCTATACCTTTCCGTTAACTATCGCGACCACGGGGGCGCAGGTTGGCCTGTGTTACGCCTTGAAGATGCGGACTTGCTCCGCGAATATTTGGAAGCGTATGAACTCCTTAAGTGGGACCAAGATGTAGAGTTGCCAAACAATTTAGAGATTCGCGTATTTGCTAAAGATATACCAAAATTAATTGAACTATTACAGGCTGCATACATTGCCGACCAAATCAAGGATAAGGAGCTAAGCGAAAATGCTAACAATTGATATAGTGAAAGAATACGACGTAACAGTAGAGACAAGTTGCGGACGCGAATTTGAAGTCACAAGCGAAACAGGCCTATACGATGAAACGGTAGTTATTAAACTAGAGGATTCACTGGAAGAAATGGTTGACGATTATTTCAGCGAAAATAGCATTGATTTAAGTTGGGAGTTAATACTTGAACATGAGGAAACGTTTGCAAAATTCCTTAACGGTGACCTGATAATTAGAGATAGAGAGGAAGCATAATGAAAGCGATAATTGACGGCAAAACCTACAACACGGAAACAGCGGAAGAGATAGCGGGCTGGCATAATGACCATACGGGATTTACCCAATACGGAGAGTGGATATATAAGACAAAAAAAGGCGCGTACTTTGTATATGGCGAGGGAGGCGCAGCGTCCCCGTATTCGCAACCATCAGGCGACAACGGATATACTGGAGGCAGTAAAATAATTGTATTGACCGAAGCGGAAGTATTGGCGCGCCTTGAAAAATGGGGGGATGTAGAAGCAATAGAAAAGCATTTTAGTCATATGATTGAGGAAGCGTAACAGAGTAATACAGCAGCGAAAGTACGAGCGCTCTCTGTCAATCGATGGGGGGCGCTTTTTTGTGTTTGGTGTTGGCAATGGTACACCTGGGCTTTTAATCGATTATCGCGGATAATGGCCGGCGCTTGTAGGCTTATATGGTAGTATATAGCGATTATCGCACAGGGGTACTTGTGTTTTTTAGTTGCAATAATTCGCGACATTTTGCGCAATAGTACCCCTGCGGATATCGGCTGGCGCTGGCGCTTGTTTGCTGTGGGCGCTGGTGTTGGCTGGTTGCTGCTGCTGGAGTAGGTATACAAAAAATTTCTAATCAATCCGCTCTTAGATCGATCCGCGCGCGCTCTATCTATTGGCAGCGCTTGCATACTGGGGACCATACAAGCGCCCCTAAGCGCCTTAGATGTTGCGTAGGATGTTACATAGATATACAGCTAATCCCGCTTTATAGGTTATTTCTACCGATCCCGAACGGATACAGTATATACGCGCCCTATTATGTATGGTGTTGTATATTGCTATACATTGATATACTCCTATTTATCCATATATGGAGCTAAAACGGCTATATAAGAGCCGATCTATAGCATATGGTAGTCAATACACCTTTTAGGGCGTTACGTCTTTAAATGGGAAGTTTGACGGCTTTACGGCGATTTAGGCTTTTTTGTGCAATTTTTGCAGATATTGACGATTTTGGCCAGAAGAGGTGAAGCGATGCGCCCCCCCCTATGGGGGCGGAGGCGTATACTACTACACCCATAATTCCTACGTCCCAAAAGCGAAGCCGTAAACATACGAAAGATTCTCCTCTTCCGACACCGTTACGATCTCACCTGAGACGAGCTTGATTCTACCGAGGGACTTGCCCTGCGAGGGAGGGATGACTTCGTGGATGGCCCACTTGGGGATGTAACGTAGGTTTCCATCGGACTTTTCTATACAGATGCTTTTTGACATGAAGTGAACCGCCTGTGAACAGCGCGTGTACGTGTACGCGCCTATATTATTTTGCTGCGCTGTACGCTAGCAGGAACCTCACTGCCGTTCGGTTCGCGTCGACACAGACCGACACTAACCCGAGCGCTATTGCAACGCTAGGTTAATGTCCCTGCCGTTTCGGACGCTTACGGCACATCCACCGAGTCGCTAGCGATGGAATATGAGCCTACTCTTTATCTTGGGGCTGTTGCGACCCCCTCAACCACGGCGCCCTCTCTTAGACCCACGCCTCTACCTGTGTGGCCACCCCCAGTAGGTAGTATCTTTCCCGATGTGCTGGTGGTCTGATCTTTCCCGTCCACATCGGCTCCATTTGCGAGGTGCAGCGCCTTTGGAGTTTTGTGACCCCTACGCTACACCCCGCTTCTTGGAGGAAATCCGCCATCACCCAAAAGGGTAGGGTGCTGGCAGGTGTATATCAAGGTATATCATTAAAATAATTTTGTCAAGAGGGGTAAACAGCACATATTGCATTTTTTTACTGCAAAAACAACATAACCCTGCTACTTACCCCCCTTGACAGTTTTTTTCTGCTCTATATTTTGATTGGTATTGATATACAATTTCCCAACACAGGATTCAAGGCAATATGCCACCAAAGAAAGCCACAGAGATTACCTCTGTGCAGAAAAAGGCAGCAGACCTTTATGTGATCGATACGTTCTCCCGAAACCAAAAAACACAAAAAAAATACATTGCTGAAAAAGTTGGTGTTAAGGAGGACACGGTCCAGAAGTGGTTTATGCGCTCGGAGCCGTTTAAGAAATATCTGGCAGCCGAGCTTGCTCGGGTCAAGGATGAATTCAACGACTTACCTATCGCAGCGCGCCGTAATCGCATCCAGAGACTTTCGGAATTATACGACACCATCGAAGATAAACGAGTCGATTTAAAACTTAAGGTCTTACGCGAAGTGCGCGAAGAAGTCGGTGACCACAAGGTGCATGTTGAGGTGGAGCATAAGGGGCAAGTGAATATGGCCTTACCGCCACGCGCAGAATCCTACGAGGAGTGGCTGGAGCAAAATAAGATGGCAGCCAAAGCCGTGGAAGCGGAATACACGGCAGCTTGATCGCGAACGAGCAGGACGAGCCGAAGATCTGGAAAGCGCAGGTCGGACCGCAGGAGGAAATGATCCGCACAGCAGGTTTTGTGGATGAACTGCTGTATGGCGGTGCTGCGGGTGGAGCAAAAACCAACAGCCTCATTAACTGCGCTGCTGCCGATATTGATCAGGGCAAAAACTGGAACGCGGTGATTTTTAGGCGCTCGTATCCAGAGCTAGACGATATCATCGCGCAGACCCACGAATGGTATCCGCAGTTAGGTGGAGACTATAAGGTCGGCGCGCACGAATGGCATTTCGATACGGGAGCCATCATACGATTGAGGCACATCGAAAGCGAATTGGATTTTCCTAAATATCAGGGTTGGAGTATTAGCGCTTTATATTGGGACGAGTTAACGAACTGGCAGAACGATAAAGTCTACCTCATGATGATGTCGCGTTTGCGCGGTCCAGCCAAACGTAAGCGGGTGCGATGCACCAGCAACCCATCGGGTGTTGGACACAACTGGGTTAAGGCAAGGTTTGTAGATCCTGCACCGCCGAGAACACTGGTGACGGGCGAGAATGGGATGACGCGGATGTTCATCCCCGCAAAAGTTACGGACAATAAGATCTTACTTGCTAACGACCCCGATTACATTACGCGGTTGAAGCAGGTAGGCGATCCCGATCTGGTAAAAGCTTGGTTGGACGGAGATTGGGATGCTGTGCAGGGCGCGTATTTCTCTGCGTGGACCAACGAGGTGAAAGTTCCCTCGTTTGAGTTAAACGATACGATGCCTTTGGTAGCTGCCATGGATTACGGTGAAAGTTCAGAGACAGCCTTTCTACTGGCCACAACCGATTTCGACAACAACATATTTATCATCGCGGAGTATTATCAGGCGAATCGCAGTGCGTCACAACATGCCGAAGCGATTAATGAACTGATCGACAGTTGCCCGTTTACCGACGGGCGTAGACCATCAATTGTTATCTGCGACCCGAGTATGTTTACCAAGCGCAGACTAAACTCAACAATAAATAATTCACCTGCCGATATTTTCGCACAGAATGGCTTGTACTTAACGCGTGGCGCTAATGAGCGCATAGCGGGATGGCGGGTAATTAATGACGCGCTGGTTAAAAAACGTCTTTTTGTGTTTGACGGTTGGTGTGACAACCTCTGTCGGACGATGCCAGCGCTGCCTCGGGACCGAAAAAACAACGCGGATGTCGATACCAAAAGCGAGGATCACGCAGCGGATGCACTGCGCTATTTGATGATGTATGCAGCCCGCGCGCAGAAACCGCCATCGCCAGAATCGAAGGACATGCGATACGGTAAAAACGTAATTAATTCGATACAGACCAAACGAAAAAGGGGATCGCGCTACGCAGCG